AAATGCCTACATTCCTTTGTTTCTTATGTTTCATACTAAACCCCAATATTGTGTGTTTTCCCTTAAAATAAATATATACTCACTCAAGTAAAGTTAATTTTTTACATCTTTAAGTGAAGTAAAAGTAGACTCCTCTAATTTTTTTTCTTCATTAGCTTTGATAAGATTACCCATCATATCCTTTGTCACATGATCATACTTCATAATATCGGCAATCGTTCTATCAAACATATCTGCCTTTGATCTACGATTTTTATTTTTCTTACGAATGAAATCAAGAGTTTTTTTCATTTCTTCATTTTCTGGATCATTAAGCTTATCACCTACTGCTTCTTCTTCATCTTCATTAAAAAAATAATTTTTTGGATATCCAGGCATCTCTCTTGTTCCAAGAGGATCGTAAGGCATCGCATCTTTTGTATATTGTCTTGTAGTATTTTCTTCGGCAGAATCATCATCAGTTTCTGTTTCAGTATCGGTTTCTGTTTCTGTTTCTGTTTCTTCACCACCCATTGGTGCATCCATACCAGATTGTTCACCACTCTTTATCTGCTCTATAAAATGTTCCTGTTGAGCTTCTTGCTCGACTTCTAATTTAATAGTAGCAATTTCAGAATCAGAAAGTTTGAGTACTTCTTTCTGAATATAAACCTTAGAAAGTAATGGAGAATCCGCCATCTCATTAGCTGCACTAAAACGACTACCCATCAATTCAAGGTGCATCATTTCAGTAACCGTTGATGGATTGGTCAATCTCAAGTCAAAGTTATAAATCGAAGATTCATCATACCCACGTAAATAAAGATGGACAAGTGATATCTTGGCTAATTCACTAACGACAATCTTTTGAATTCTTTGGATGGTTCTAGCAAACTTAATATCTTCTTGAGCCAATGTAGACTTACCCGAAAGATCTTCTTCAGCAGTAAGGTAAGACTTTGGAACACCAAGAGAAATAAACAACTTGTTTTGTAGATATTCAATATCTTCAATAGCGGCTGCATTTTCACCACCTGGCAAAGTTTCAATTCTACTACCTCTATCACCACGAACCGGAACAAAGAAGTCCTCAAGAATAGATTCAGGATTATATCTATAATCTACATTACCTGTAGCTTCTGATGTTACTGCTATTCTCTTTAACTTATCTCTAGCACTTTGCATGTAAGAGTCCACATCTCTTGGCGGAATGTTTCCAACATCGACATAAAACACTCTACGTTCTGGTGCCCTACTAATACGATAAATCAACATCGCATCTTCCGCCATTAACAACTGCTTCCAAACTTTACGAGCAGAATCTAATATAGATCTACCATAAGGTAAAAACCTATCATCACCTAAAATACGCATATGCGAAACTTGATAGTTTTCAAATACGGTATTACCTTGAGCTGTCCACTTAAACCTTAAACTATTTGGATCATTATTATAACCTTCTTCTCTTTCTATCTCACCCACCGGCATTGCGATCGCACCTAATACACCTTCTTTATCAACAATATCTAGCAGATTAAACATATCACCATACTTGCACATATTACGAATCCATGTCCAAAGGTGAAAGTCCAAATCTAATCGCTGATAAAGTAACTCTTCAAGCTCATGAATTAATTTTTCATCATCTGAAACAATTTGTAAAATCTTACCATCTTCTGCATAAGTCATAGAATCATCAGCATATATATCTAATGCTCTAGTAATCTCAGGGTAATGATCCATCTCTTCATAATCTTTCACCCTCTCCATTCTCTCAACGCCGCCGACAAGCGACTGTTGATAAAGTGCAGAAGATGCGCGTTGAAAAGTATCAAAAGCTTTTTTCTGTGCTCTTATACCCGGCCGTTCCGTGGGAACCTTATAGGCCGCTGATCCGCCTTTTAGTATTTTCTTTAGTACATCAAATCTATCTGACATATTTCCTTATCCTTTATAAACGTTTTTTTCCAAAACTCAAAAAATTGAGTCCGTCCGGATTTCAGTTTTCACGCTTTTTACTATTTAGCCGCACCTTGAGTTGCATAAAACATAACAATCGCTACTACCACTGGAATCAAACCTGCCATTCCACCCCACACACCAGCTTTTACTTTAAGAGTCGCAATGTCTACTTGTATTTGAGTAAGTTTACCTTCTATGGAACCAAACTTATCATCGTGCTCTCCTAACTTATCCATAACCAATTTTTGATATTGGGGCCATCCATTTGTTTCTGTCATTAGCTCATCATCCATCGTAAATCTTCGCGGTGGCCGTTGCCGGTGTCGAAGGAAAATTGTTCTTCTTTTTTCTTATCGTCTGTTTTATAAATACCAAACTCATAAGGAGTAGAAGAAAAATGTAGTCCATTTAAAAGTTGTTTAGTAATATCTTCGTTTTGACTACCATACTTTAATGTAGTAGCCCGCACATACATACCTATAGCTAAAGACATTACCAAATCATCATTATAACTATCCATAGCTTGGGGTCTTCCGTTATGAAAAATAAAAGTTTCTAACTCTGCTAGTGTTCTTTTAGAGTGAAGTATAAACTCATGTGTTCTTAAATCTTCTTCCATACGAGCTACACATGCTGGTCGGGTTTTCATACTCATAGTAAAACCAGCTACAGCATTCTGAGGAACATTATAAGGGTCATAATATAGTTGATTAGCGTTGCTTTCGTGAATACGAGTAAGATCTTTTATTGTCCAATAAAGATTTTTATACTCCATCTCTATAAGCTTCATTACTACATGGTGACCCATAGAAGCATTTTCAACAACAACATGAGCGTTGTTGTACTGAACTGCAGTATTATGAACAAGATGAGCATAAACATCAGTATTAACCTTTCCTTTGTATTCCGCTACTTGCTCATAATTCTCAATATCAATAAGATGAAAAGCAGAGAAATCGTCGCCGTCTCCTCTTGCTACATCAGCACATAACAAATATTGTTTAGTATAGTCGGGATATTTCCATATCCATAAATTCTTATCAATCCAAGTTTTTTCTTCGGGTTCTCTAAGGAAGGGACGAAAACCATTGTCACTTGTTTCTTCTTCAGTAGGGTGCTCCTCATACCATGATAAAGCTTTTAAACTAACTACATTATTACCTGACTGAGCAAAGTCACAACCATGTTCTTGGGCGAATGCTTGATCACCAATTTTTTTTCTTTCATCACGAGCCCACTCATCATCACGTTCTGGATGTTTACTCCAAGGAAGATTAATCGCATTGAAGGATATATTTTTACTTCCTACTCTTTCACTTATGCCTGCTGCTGCCTCAATATAAGACTTATGAAACCAATTTCCAATACCGTTAGGCGAAGACAATACAATACAATCACCACCCGTAGCTAATGTAGGTTGAGCGGCAGTCCAAATAGTATCCATTGATTTTATAAATGCAGCTTCATCAATAATCAATAAACTTAATGCTTCTGAACGAGCAGCGTCCTGAGCATTTGAACCTGTAGCACCAGATTTAATTTTAGATCCATTAGCCATTTCGATGCTTTGTCGGTTATCAATTACAACTTCAGATTTTAACCATGAAGGAACATCCTCTAAAAACACTCTTACCTTATCTACTAAATTCGTAGCTGTATCTCTTTTTGTGGCAAGAATATATATTTCTCTATTCTTAAAAAATGTTGCCATCCAGCCAGCATAAGCAGCACACAAAGTAGAAATACCAAGTTGTCGTGCCTTTAAAATAATATTATATGATTGATCTAAAAAACTATGGATAGTCTCTTCTTGAAAATCCCAAAGTTCAAAAGACAGAAGGCCCTTGGTGGGGTGGCGTATTTTACCATACTTTTTAATAAAGTAAACTGGATCTTTCCTACACTTCACATATTCTTCTGCTTGTTCTTTTTCCATTTCTACTTTCTCAATTCTGATGTACAAATAAACCAGGTAAAATACCTACTCTATAATCTTGTTTCTGCCACCAGCCATTTATTTCTACTTGTTCCTCAAAATCTGGACTTCTAGAATTTGAAGGATTTATCATTTCGGTAAAACCTAATTTAGAAGCCAGTTCTAAAAACCACTCTTTCTTGCATAAAAAAGGATTGTTTGACCAATTAGCGTATTGACAAGACATACGCCATAAGTCAACCCCATCTTCATGATCTATTTTTTCACAAATATCTGGATTATTATTTCCAAACTTTTCTTCTACTGCAAAACCAACCCACCAATTTTTTTCCTCACAACCATTACGGGCTTTTTCCGATATATTATTACCTGTAAAATCTACTTCACCTACCCATTGTCTTGCCTCATTAGAGGTATTTATATAATCTTTTATTTGACGATATTTTACAATATCTACCTCGCCTTTATCAAGATTACGTAACCCTAATTCTAACTGTTTATAAATATCATTGTTGTTCATTGCTAATTCAAAATCATTTTCTAAAAATAAAACATATTTCGCATCACATTCGGTGATACTTTTTATCATTCCCCACCCAATACCACAATTTACCGGATGGCCGCCCCATTCAAACTTTTTATAATCATTTTCTATTAAACTTATATCGTCAGAAGAAACCTCATTAAAGAAAATAAAATTATCTCCAACCATATCAATTAAACCATTTTCTTCATAAGACTTTAAACTTTTTTCAAGTTTATCTCTTCTGCCGTGAGACAGGACCACTACGCCAATATCTTTTAACTTCATAGAAACCTTTTCCCTTTATACAAAAGCTGTAGTATTAACTGCTGGACGCATCCTTCTAGCATCAGGTGGTGGAGTAGCCTCATAAGTCGGGAAAGATTTACCTGCATCTGGATATCTATCCTTAAACTTACTACCCAACACCATAACATTACTTATATTATTTAATATAAAAGTTTTTGTTGTTTTACCTTTTGTAGTATCCCAAGCATAAAGATAGCCGTCCTTTATTTCATAAGGTTCAACTACTCTTACTACTCTTTCACTGCGTTGAGGGACTTTACGGTCCCCAACAACCCTAGGGGTAGGATGTTCTTTAGAATATAGAATACGAATTAAGTTTAACGAACCAATTGCGCCTTCTATTTTAAGTTCATTGGCAGGAGTAATAGCCATTTAAACTTCCTTTATTTTAAGAATCTTATAGTCAGGTTCTATTTCACTCTCTAATTCACTGCGAGTCATATCTGTTTCCACCTCTAACATTACAGCATAATCCAAAGCTGGATTTTGTTGATCTTCAGGATTTAACTTCGCGACATCTATAGCTTTCTCACTCTTTATCTTAATATCAAGTATCGTAAAATCAAACTTTAATTTACGTAACTTTTGATCTTTATTTTTAAGATTAGTAAAAGGGATTTGCAAAATAATTTTGAAGGTATGAATATTTTGCTCTACGCCATCTTCATCTTCTTCTCTTTCTTGTTCCATTAAAGAAGATTCAGTCGCGCGGAAACTAGCAGCATAATCATCGCCCCATAGACGGTAACGAGACATAAACTGATCTACATCTTTTTCTGTATTTGTGTCAGCTAAATCATTAATCATGTTGGTGATGTGAGGACGATCAAAACCCA